GTCACCAGTCAGAATAGTCGATAATATAATTGAATCAGCATCCTGAAAAAATCTATCGCGAGACGATGGTGGTACATAAACACGGAATGGATTGACTGATGTAAATTTAACCTCACCTTTACCAAAGTCCGCTTCATTATCAATATAAACATACAAATATCCTAGTCCTGTAACAGCATAATCATGAATAGCATCCTTCATGTGGACATCGCCGCTAGATATCTGCCACACATACCCTAATATTGTTCTCCACGCTGAAGCTACCTTAGTATCAGAGTCTTCTCTTGGAATAGCTGTAAAAACAGGAGGCTTAGCTGTAATAACGCTTTTTAGCTTTTCAATAGCGGGTGATATCCTATCCATAGGAACATCAGCCTGATTCCTAGATTGCAATTCCTCGGATTCAGCATCTGTAAAATGATTCCCATGATAGAAATCTATATCACTGCGAGCTTCTATTTCCCAATCAGACCTAGCATCCCGCCACCGCCTATGCAGTTCTTGGTTCTCTTTTGCTGATGGATGTTGTTCTAATGCCATATTAATGTGACTTATGCTTCGCTATTAAATTAAATATAAATATGTTGCAATCAAAGGAAAAAACGCTAAAATCGTCTAAAAGTTCCATTTTATCGTCTAGCACCTGTCATCCAGTTATAATATCCCTTTAATTTGCTACCGCCTTTCTTACCAGAACGCATCTCACTTACAGAGATTGCAGTGCTAAGTGGAGCTTTGGAATAATAGTCTGCATAGTACAATCCGTCCATAAGGTCATCATTCTTAGGAACAGGATGTTCAAACATCTCATCTACCAATTCAGTCATTTCTCTACGAACATATAATTTTTTATTATTTACAATCGGGCCGAGTGAAGTTTCCAATCTATCTGCCTTCTTAATACCCGGTGGAGGTTTAACTCCTTTAAAAATTCCCGGTATCAGTCTTCTATCAGCTGCAGCCATCCTTGTAACCATATCACGTACCATTTCCTGAGCAGCGACTGTTTCTATGGTAACTCGTCTTACAGGAGTATATTTACGAGCCATATCGATAATTTTCTGTGGTAAATCAAATGTTGGTATTCTTTCACGATAATATTCCAATACGTATCGATTCTTATTTGCATCAATCCCAATTACCATAATAACCTGAAAATCAGAACGTTGTGTCGCAGTAGCAGCAATATCAACACCAATATAGACATTAATCGGAATTGCTTCGTTTCTAAGGATAAGATACGAATAATTATCAACAGACTTAAATGCACCGTCATGATACTGTATTCTATCTGTTTTAAACGCTGCTGATGATAAATCACGAGCATCGTTCATATATTCCTGTGCAAACTTGTTTACTAGACCAGCTTCTATAAATTCACGCTTTTTAGACTCTAACTTGGAAATAGGGAACTGTTCTGGCCAAATAGACTTTTCATCCTGTAATGCTCGATAAAATGTAACATCCCAAGGATATTTACGATTTTCACGCTTTGCAATCCTATTTCCATCAACAACCATCTGAAGGAAACTATCATAATGAACAATAGTCCCACACAACCATATCCATCCTTCACGACCTGGTGTTTCTTCAAGAGCAGGGAATACAGTAGACACAATCCACTTTTTAATTTCACTCCGCCTTTCAGGAGTCTTGGTATTCAGCTCAGATTCAAAATCATCAAGTACAATACCCGTATAACGAACATCAATCTCTGTACGACCACGAAGTCTCTGAGATGTACCCTTTGCTATGAGTCTGTCACCCTTAGACGTTACAATATCTTTTTCAGTCCATCTATTACCAACAGAGTCACCAGCTAAGTTTCCAAAGTAATATCTTATTGATTGATTATATTCTAAATGACTCTTTACATATTTTAGGTGGTCAATGGCCTGTCCCTGTTCCTCAGCCACCCAAGCCATGAAATGGCGTTCACCTTTAGGAGCAAAACAAATTTTATGAAGAATGGCGGCCTTTGACAGAATAGATTTACCAAACCCTCTTGGAAGTATATTACATATTCTTGAGCCTGGTTCTGTTGATATTAATTTTTTACCAACTTCTTTATGGAATGTGGGAGAAGCGCTTTTATTAAGGAAATCAGCTGGCAGAAAAGCCCTGCCAAAATAAAGCAAGTCATTATAAGAACGAGCAAGAACTTTATCCTTCTCCTTTAATTCTGATGTGATATTTATTTCTTTACTTTCCACAGGTTAAGCATATCCCTTTACTTCAGAATAAATATCTAATTCTCCAATATCGATTAAATTATCATCATAATCGTATAAAGATGTACATCTAGGACAAATCCATCCTGCAACCGAATTAAACAAGTCCATCAGTACAACCTTCTGATTATCAACCAGAGGTTTATCACAAACAATACATCTGGTCAGTTCACTATGTATTCCAACATCACTTAATGTCAGACTTGTCGTTGATTGTTTTTTCCGCATGTCCAATTACTTTTATATTATCCGTGCTTATACGTTTTAATTGTTCCTCACTAAATCCCTGAAACACGGTCAAAGATTCTGTTTTCTTTTCATTAGGGAACATTCCTGCTATTTTCATCAAAAGCTCAATAGCCCTTAACTTGTCACCATCCTTACCATCAAGGTTATCAATAACATTTTTAGTCATTTCTAGCAGATAATGTTTAGACGCTCCAATATCACTTAAAATTACTTCAATTTCTTCTGTAACCAATTTTTGTATCCTTTCGGTTTTTAACAGTCCACGAGCTGTTTCCTTAGCGTATTGATACTTATTTGTCGGAAATACACGTAAATACGCATCTGTTGGATTCATTCCCTTTGCAACATACTTTGCAAACAAGAATTCATTATTTGTTGGATTTTCTCGTTCTTCACGAAGTTTTTTACAAAATTTCTTATTTGAGAACGAATATATGTTCTTTGGTGGTACACCACCCATATCAACATTCGGATTCGTAGTGTATGTACCAAGTATCGTTCTAACGTAGCCCATCGCATTGCCATGAGCAGTTTTCATGGTACTACGTCTTAGAATCTTACAAACTTGTAAATCGTCAGTTACAACCCATTCGCCCTCGTTAGCTTTTCTCCAGTCAGACAAAAGTTTCTTTTCTGGGTAGAAATTACGAAACTCGTCCACATTTTCATACAGAACCTCCTGATTACGGGAAATTGTCTTTGTTCTCACCTATACTACTCCCAAACCTGTTGATTAGACGAGCCCAACGCCGCCCCTCCGAGTATAGGTGGTTAAGGAAACAGTAATCATAGTTACTCCTACTCGTTTCCATCTATCGTCTGCCCCCAGACGAAAGTCTTCCCGTTGTGGATGTCAACAACATCCATTCTAAAATCTCCTGTAGGGAACCAGTCTATAATACCAAATGCATGTGCCCAATTATGTAGTCTACCACGCAACCACTTGTTTTGTTCCCTAGACATATCTTTTAAACATCCCATGCTCCAAGAGCCAATCGTTCCACCAAGCTTTGTTCCGGTTATACGCTGTATATCGTGTGTATGACCATAAACAATATTTGCACCATAAGAGTCAAGATGCTTCTTTGCATGGTTAACAGTAGCGAATGCTCCATGTATGAATGTTAATTTACCAATTTTAAGTGGATAATTGTACGGCAGGTACTTATATCCTCTTTCGTCCCACCTGCAAGCTTTCTTAAATGTATAATCCTTCATATACGGGTATCTTTCAACAAAAGAATCCAACCATTCATCATGATTACCTGCACAAATGTATCTTTCCTTGCATTTTATCTTATCCAGAGCTTTATCGAATAAATCTATCCCATCATTAACCGCAGATATCTCCTCATCAATTATTGGTAACTGATATTCAAGAGGCGGCTGCTTAACTTTTTTATATTTCCAACTACTAACCGACTCCCATTCTCCTACATCACCAAGATTGATAAATATATTCGGTTTTACAATTTCAATAGCTTTTAAAACAACATTAACAGCTTTTTTGTCGTGCAGAGGGAAATGTTGGTCAGGTATTACAATAGCTCGTCTATGTTTTCTTTTTATTTTCATGTTTTTTCTTTGGTTTTCGTGTGTACAAGACTATATTCTTATCTTTTCTTGACATTTCAGTTGCAACCTGGTCTCTTGACATGGCAATCGCTATCTTACCATTAGCTGACTTAAATTTATCAGCTCCATTGCCAACTGCTTCAACTACAACAAGATGTCTAAGACTGCAATCGCAACACCAGAGGTAAAAATAAGACTCAGCATCAATTAGCATGGTCTCATCATCAAAGGTTGTTACATGCATATTACCCCTTTCATAACTATTTCTTCAAAATATTGACACCCATCATCAACAGCACATGGCTTACCTGCATATTCCTTGTCCATCATCATTATCAATTTGCCATTATAACTTTTAAACATACATCCCAAACATTTACCATTATTCCAATTGCAACAATTCTTCCTTGCTATTGGTATTTTACTTGCCATCTTGTACATAATTTACATAATACGATTAAAGGTTACAAGAAGTTTCAACTATTTTGACATTATATATAGTATATATAGAATATATAAATTATAAGAGTAATATATATATATATAGCTAAAGCCTAAACTGCTATAAGCTATAAGGCCTAGGCTATGCTAAAGCTATGCTAGGCTTCCAGAAATTTATAAAAATAATTGTAGGAAACAGAAATACAGGTTTTTACAGGAAAGGACAGGTTTAGGTAGAAAACGTTGAAAATTTATTTATTTTGAGTGTGGGTCTTTTATCCCCCCCCCATACGGGGGTGTGGTTTTGTCGGGGGTGAGGAGTTACGTTGAAAACCATATATCAGGTTAGTAGAAATTAAAGTAACGTATAACATATATTATGTATAATTATATTTTGATTTTTTAGACCGAGAATCACCTAATTTTCACCTATATATTAAAAAATACAAAGTATCAACGATATTTTGGATAGACTAAACAATAACAATAATTCTTTATTAAATGTTTTGTTTAATACACCCATATAACTAACTTCAACCATGATAAAGACCTCATTAACCAACATAAGGGATATTAAAACTATGGGTAAACAATCTAATAGTAAATCTCCTGAAGTTACTAAGAGTAAAGAAGTTACAATGGTTCCATCTATTGATGTAACCAAGACTAAAGAATCTAAACTGTCTTTAAAGTCTGTAAATTCTCTACTTGGTAACTTGGATGGATTTACTCCTCAAGAACAACAGAACATACAGGATGTTATGAAAACTTTACAGGATAAAGGTAAAGTAACATCAGGTCAGGGTGGTGGAAGTTCCACAGATACACCTGAAATGATTGAATTCCGTAAGGATTTCGACTTGAACTGTTCTGAATGTTCCGATGGACATGACATAACCAAGACAGGACTTAAAAAGTATTATAAACTTGATACTAATGGTCGTAAGTCTTATATGATGTTGTATTTCAGACGTTCTGGGGACAAGACCACACCTAAATAAAACGGTGTACATTAAACAAGTGAGGATGGATTAGTTCTGTCCTCACTTTTTTTTAACTAAAATCAGAGTAACTTAACATAATTTAAATGAATCAAGACTTATTTACAGAATTAACCACAATTAATGATAAAACATTACAAATAGACGTATATACAGACAATAAAAAAGAAACTGAACTTTTGACCTTTACTAGTAAACTATCACTAACGAAATACTTGGACAGGTTACGCAAGAACTTATATAAAACAGATATTCCAATATGTATAAAAGACACATTGCGAAATATAACTGTTAAATTCAATTTAGATACACACCCAAACCAGAAGTCGCATTCAATAGAGAAACGTTTGCGTGGTGATAGCTTACGATTCATCCCTAAAACAATGGTGAGGGTTGAAAAGTCTAGCAGAAACATTAAAAGAGAGCGAATAAAAAGTATCATGAGAGACATTCGCTTTGGTGATATGAGACTAGCTAAAGATAAGTTAAACAAGTTCTTTAGTTAATGATACATAAAATTGAAAGGATAAGCAATGTATTATAAAGTAACACTACCTAACAAACACTTAGGTGTGCTCGGAAGGTTAGGCGGTATCGTGATGTATTGTGAAACAAAAGAAAGTGCTCAAAATTACATGGAAGAGCAGATACCATCCGAACTTTGGCACAGAGTAAGAATTACAAAACATAAACATCCAAAAGGTGTTGTAAAAGCTTGAACATACAAGCAACAAGATTTACGGGGTGGTGCGCATTCATGAACGAATCTCTCCTTCCACAATAGATGAAAACGTGTGCTACCCCAATTTTACAAAGGAAAAGAAATTACAATGAAAATACCAGACATAGAAGATACAATGCCGGAAGATGAGAAGCTTGTATTTGAAGAACAATTTGGTAAAGATAACCCAATGAAAAAAGTAACGCTTAACTGTTCTATTTGTAAAGAAAAGATAGATGAGCAGATAATTAAAAATACCAACCCAATATTCCATGACATAGAAGTATACTGGACAGAAGGACATAACGCTGAACCTATCAATGATGGTAGATGTTGCACCAGTTGTAACAACGCTGTTGTCGTGCCTTTACGTGTATTAAGATTGGTAAACCCTAAATTAGATGATATAAACAATAGCATTATAAAAGCCCTGCATTTAGCAGAGAATGGCAGTGAAGAGGAGTTTGATGAATCGTTGGAGGAGTGCATAAAGGTATCCAAAGAAGCTGTTGAAATACTATCACGCATTAAACTTAACAAAGATGAGGAGATATAGTATGCATCCGAATTACAAAGATGAGGCTGTTGGCTTGTGCGAAAGCAAGACATCTGCCGAAATAATGGCTACCATATGTGAAGCCAAGATAAACGGAGCTCCACCAGCTCTTATTCAACATATGCAACAGATATT